CGTTGGCAAGATTTTCTCCGAGCTCAAGACGTTCGTGCTCGTGGGTCACGCCAAGCAGTTCCTCAAGAGCCTCCACTACCGGGACTCCACCACCGCTGTCCAGTGGATGTACTCGTTCGCTGGTGCTGCTCTGGAGTACTCCCTGCAGAACTCCATCAACTACGCTCACGACCCCGATAAGCTGGCCCAGAGACTCTCCCCGTCAGCCATCGCCCTCGGTGCGGTGAGCCGTATGGCTGTCCTCGGCCTCATGCCGCAGGTGATGGATACGGCCTATCAACCCCTGAGTGGTGGTCAATCGCTGTTCGCTAACGGCACCGCCAACACGGACAACCGGAACATCTTCCTGACTCCATCGATGATTGAAGGTGCCCGTTTGGCTACCCTGGCGCAAGTAACGGGCAGCGTAGTGAACCCCTTCAGCACTAACACCATTACCCAGAAGGAGATGCACGATGCACTTGGGGCCATCCCCGGTGGCAACCTGTACATCATGCGTAACGTGAACGACATGATTGGCTCGCACTTCCCGAAGTTCAAACCCCGCCCCACTGAGTAAGCATGGGCGCTAAGAAGGAAGCAAGACCCCGGAGCGTTCGCGTTCTGGGGAAACCCCATAGCATCAACTACAAACCATCCGAAGAGATGGAGAACAGCTACGGCCTGTGCTTCAACGGCAGGCAGCGTATCGACATCATGGAGGGCCTTCCTGGCGGCGAGGAGGCTGATACAGTCCTCCACGAAATCCTCCATGCAGTCCTCTTCCAGATGGCAGTCCTCCTGCCCCCTGAAGTCGAGGAGCAGTTCGTCAGGCCCGCAGCATCAGGACTCTACGCGGTCCTCCAAGACAACCCTCAGTTCGCCAAGTGGCTCATTCAGCCGCGCTTGTAGTTCCCCTCTAGGCCCCGTTCGCGGGCCTCCACTCCCCTTCAGTGATACTCAATGTACTCAATCAATACCTATAACGGCTCAGGTGGTGCGGCGCCCTACGCCGTATCGTTCCCCTACCTGTCCAAGGATCACGTAGAGGTCCGCATCGATGGGGTTCTGCAGACTAGCGGCTACTCCTGGATCAACAGTTCCACCCTGAGCCTTACGGCCCCCGCAGGGCTCAACAACGTGGACATTCGCCGCGTCACCCCCGCTCAACTCCCGGAGGTGGTTTTTAATGATGGCTCCACTCTGACGGACACAGACCTCAACCTAGAAGCACTCCAGTTGCTGTACATCGCGCAGGAGACTGCAGACAGCATCACGGATACGAACAACCGCACGGTGCACTACCCGGTTGGCGAAGTGAACACCTCGGGCTCCCTTCCGGTGGCCGCACAGCGCGCCCAGATGCTGCTGGGGTTCGATGCTCTCGGCAATGCAACCACGGTCCCACTGCCTGCCAGCGTGGGGGCCGGTGACTTGCGGTGGGATACCTTCATTGCGGGCACGGACTTCACCGCAGGGAGCAGCACTAGCGTTACTCTGTCCCGCGCCCCAGGCACTGCAGCCAACGTGGAGGTCTTCTTCGATGGGGGCTTCCAGGGGCCTGACCAGATTGCCTCGCTTGTCGGTACGGTTCTCACGTTCACCTCTCCGATACCCACGGGAGTTCAGCGAGTGTTCGTCCGCAGCGGCACCACCATCTCCCTCTACGTTCCCCCTCAGGGTTCTGTGAATGATGCAGCATGTGCCACCGGCTCCAAGCTCTTGAACCGAGTCAATGACCGCGTGAGCGTTACTGACTTCGGAGCCAATCAGGTACTGGATGCCTCCGCTGCGTTCACCGCTGCAGCAAATTACTGCAACGCTAAGGGCGGTGGTACGGTATACATTCCCCCCGGTACTTGGCACTTGGCCTCCACCGTGCCATCGTATCCCGGTGTGGAGTTCGTAGGGGCAGGAGAGAACGCAACGACGCTCGTACCCACCACACAAGACATGACGGTGTTCTCGTGCATCTTCGCTGTTCTGACCATGACGCACAACGGCTTCCGCGATTTCACCATCCATCCGTCAGTAACGGGAGTTACCGGGATCAAACTGGTTCTGTGCCGATACTCTGCCATCACGAACATCACGTTTCTAGGCTGTCTCAATAACTTCTACATTGACCGTGGGTACTTCTTCACGCTGGCTAACCTCACCTCAACCAGTGTCGATAGCAACCTTAGGGCGGGAAGCGGGATTCTCACCAGCACGGTGGACACAGACTATGTGTTCCACGCAACCATCGCTAATTACAAGCTGGTGAGTCAGGGGCTGGGTGCGCCGGATACGGGCCTGTACCTACGCCGAGCAATCGACTTCCAAATTACCGACCTGCACGCCTACGGGGTGTCCCCGAACTGCACGGTGGTGGTCCTGGAGAATGATTGCCAAGCGGTGAAGATGAAGGGCCTCAATATCGATGGGTGCGGCGCAGGCATTCTGCTGCAGCGTGGCCTTGGTGTCGATGCGTACCCGAGCTTCACGAGCATTGCCAACAGTCACGTTGACCAGCCCTCGGCATACGGCATCCGGGTTAATGGTGCCACTCGCACGACAATCCACGATGTCATGTTCACCCCCACAGGGGCGCACGTTGACGCGCTTCCGATTGACCTCATCAACGATAACTGGACCAGCATCATCGGCTGCCAGCTCTCGGGGTTCTCCGGGAACGCTGCCATCCAGCTTACGGGGTCCCGGCTAGGTCGCATCAGCAACAACATCATCAGCCAATGTCTCATCGGTGTGGGATTCAGCGGTTCCCCCACGGGCATGGCGGTAGAGGGCAATACCTTCGATACCGTTCCGAACCCCATTGGCGGGTCCCCGGCTGGCGTGGGCAATCGCATCAAGCCGAGCCAGTACGGGCTAACCCCCAGCACCGCCCTTGTTGCTACGTCCCCCGCCGTCCCTGCATCGGGAGTGGCCTACACCAACAACACCGGGTTCACCTGTCGCGTGAGCATCATGGGCGGGACGTTCTCTGGAGTCACCTTGAACGGCATCGCTGTGGGGGTATCGGGGAACAACTGGTCAGGCGAAGTCCAGCCTGATGAGACCCTCGCTATCACCTACTCAGTAGCTCCTAACTGGTGGTGGGTTGGAAAGTAAGCAGCACCCTGCAGTAACCCCCTCGCCCCCTCTGGTCCATCTGGAGGGGCACCGCTCCCTCTCTAAGTTGCCTCCTACATGACAACCCAAGTTCCATCCACACTGATTAACTGGGTCAATCCCCCGAGTGCCCCCAGTCAATCCGCGAAGTATGTCTTCGCCGCCCCGAACGCATCAGGCGGGGTCCCCGCGTTCCGCCAATTGGTTGTATCGGACATCCTCGGCATCGGCACTGCTGCCTCCCTGAATACGGGAACGAGTGGTGCCAACATCCCCTTGCTTAACGGGGTGAATACCTGGGCAGCAGCACAGGCATTTTCAGTGCGCCCAACGTTCAACGGCAACACCCCGTGGGACAACGGGAACCTCCCCACCCCGGCCTCGCTCGGCGCCGCAGGGTCCTTCACAACCCTAAGCGCCAGCGGCTTGATTACCCCCACGTCAACCATCGGCATCAAGGGGACCGTGACCAACGACAGCGCGCAGGCGGGAAGCGTGGGCGAATTCGTTACGAACAATGCGACAGGGGTCAGCCTATCCAGCGGAACCTCATCGAATATAACTTCAATCAGCCTGACGGCAGGCGATTGGGATGTCTCAGGGGTAATCCAGTTCTCCCCCGCAGGCACAACTGTGATGCAGCTTCAGTACGCATCCGTGAACACGGTGTCTGCCACAGGTGGCGCATTGGGCAGCGCAACCAATATGAACTTCACGAGCACTGCGGGGAACGGGAGCACAGTGCCCACTCCGGTTGTTCGCCTCAGCCTCACGGCAACCACTACGGTCTACTTGGTGTCCCAGCAGTTCTTCACCACCAGCACATGTACCGCAGGCGGTCTTCTCCGTGCTCGGCGTGTGCGTTAATAATACATAGCCTGTTCCCTATACGCCCTCTTATTGCCCGCTTCAAATGCCAGATAAGCGGGCGTATTCTTATCGTAGGGGTTAGCAATACTCCCCCTAATCCCCTCCTTGTATCCCCGCCTCTCGGCCAGATAATCCCAAGGTTGAATTTCTTTTCGACCAAAAAGCATACGAAGTGTATTAATCAATTGGCCCTCCAATAGGTTGACTTCATTACGTATGAATATAGCAGATAATCTCCGCAGGGGTTACTCACTACAATTCTTCAGCGCGCAAACCCCCATGCAACTCCCAGAACATACAAAAACCCTCATCACCCTGGCCGGTATCGGCGCCGCAATCACCATCGGAAAGCTGCTGTCTGAAGGCGAACCCATGAACCTCAAGCGGGTCACCGGGCGAGTCATCGTTGGCTCGGGCCTTAGCATGGTGGCATCCGCTGCTGTCGCTCTGTTCCCCAATCTGCCCACTGAAGCCGTCTGCGGTGTCTCCGCTGCACTGGCTATCTTCGGGACCCACTTCCTCGAAGACCTCGTGAAGGTCAAGCTCGGGATCAACTCGGAGGCCAAGTAATGAGCCAAGCATCCAAGGACACACTGAACGAGCTCCACGGCCTCATCGCGGAGACCCTTGCGGGTGCCATCAAGGCATTCAAGGGGAAGACTGACCCGGAGGACCTGAAGGGCCTTGCAGCCCTCGCTAACGTAGCCAAGGGCTTCCTGAAGGACAACGGAATCGAAGCCATCCCGGAAGCCAACAAGCCCCTCCAGAACCTCGCTGCAGTGCTCCCGTTCCCTGGCCACGTTGGTGGTGAAGGCGAGGACGATGAGCCGCAAGTAGCAGCACGATAAGACCGCACCACAGCCCCGTAGCGGGCTTCCCCATCCCTTACCCATACGCATCCCCTAGTGGAACCCTACGAGGGGCGTATGCGGCCTCTACGCGAGCCCTATGGCATCTCCTGTTAAAGACCCAATCGCTGCTGACCTCCGCAACATGGTCTTCGTCATCTGGCAGCACTTGAACCTCCCGGCCCCCACGCCAGTCCAGTACGACATCGCAGACTACCTCCAGCACGGCCCCAAGCGGCGCATCGTTGAAGCCTTCCGGGGAATCGGTAAGTCCTGGCTGACTGCGGCCTATGTCATCTGGCTGCTCTACCGGGACCCTGAAGAACGCATCCTCGTGGTCTCTGCATCGAAGGCCCGTGCTGACGCCTTCTCCACATTCGTCAAGCGGCTCATCGATGAGATGCCGCTGCTCCACCACCTGAAGCCCCGTGAAGGCCAGCGGGACTCCATCATCGCCTTTGACGTTGGCCCTAGCTCTGCCCACCAAGCACCCTCGGTTCGCTCTGTGGGCATCACTGGGCAGCTTACGGGTGGCCGTGCTACGCGTATCGTGGCCGATGACGTGGAGGTTCCCAGCAACTCGATGACCCAAGCACAGCGGGATAAGCTGAGTGAGTCGGTCAAGGAGTTCGATGCAGTGTTGGTCCCCAACGGGGAAATCACCTACCTAGGCACTCCGCAGACAGAACTCTCGCTGTACAACCTGCTGACCGAACGCGGCTACGAAATCCGCATCTGGCCCGCACGGTTCCCTAATGACAAGCTCATGGCCTCCTACGGCCAACGAGTGGCCCCCTTCATCACCAAGCAGCTGGCCAAGAACCCGAAGCTGGCGACTGACTGCAGCGGCCGTGGGGCACCTACAGAACCCTCACGGTTCCATGACCTCGACCTATTTGAGCGTGAGGCATCGTATGGCCGCTCAGGGTTCGCCATGCAGTTCATGCTGGATACCTCGCTCAGTGATGAGAACAAGTACCCGCTGAAGCTGGCTGACCTGATGGTACTTGACCTGAACCCAGAGATGGCCCCTGTGAAGCTCGTATGGGCCTCAGGACCGGACCAACTGCTCAAGGATGTACAGGCAGTAGGGCTGCAGGGAGACAGGCTCTACAGGCCTCTATTCGTGTCTGGTGAGTTCGCTGAGTATCAGGGCTGTGTCATGGCTATTGACCCCTCGGGCCGTGGCGGCGATGAGACCAGCTATGCGGTAGTGGCCATGCTCAATGGGCAGCTCTACCTGCTGGACGCTGGGGGCTTCAAGGGGGGCTATGAGGATGCTACTCTCCAGAAGCTCGCTGACACAGCCAAGAAGTACAAGGCCAAGCAGGTCATCATCGAATCAAACTTTGGCGATGGGATGTATTCCAAGCTGTTCACTCCCTTCCTGGTCCGCACCTACCCCTGCACCCTTGAGGAGATACGGAGCAGCCAGCAGAAGGAGAAGCGCATCATCGACACCCTAGAGCCCGTACTGAACCAACACAGGCTCGTGGTGGACACCAAGCTCATCAAGAGGGACCAAGAGAACTACAACGAGTACCCGCTGGAATCATGGACCAACTACCAGTTGTTCTACCAGCTCACCCGTGTCACCAAGGAGCGGGGAGCGCTGGCGAAGGATGACCGCCTTGATGCACTGGCGATGGCTGT